TGGAGCCATTCTCGAGTTCGGTCATGCTGGCACCAGGTCTTCCTCGCGCGGTGCGGTGTCCGGGTCGTCGCGCAGCTGGTCGGTTACGCGCGCCTTGACCATCATCTGCCCGGCCAGCACCATGACGCCCTCGCCTGCGGCTGGCTGCCGCACCGCCACGTCGAAGGCCAGCGGCCGGCCGGTGGGGAGCCGCGCCGTGGCATCGCCGCGCAGCCACAGCCGCGCCCCGGTGTCGTCGGCGGCCCACTCGAAATCGAGGCGCAGGCTGCCGGTGGTGACCGTGGCCGCCCACAGCCAGGTGGACACGTCCACCGGCTGGCCGTCGTCACCGAGCAGCACCACGCGGAAGCTGAACGGGTCGCCAGCCACCGCGCGCAGCGTGGCCTCCAGCGGCCAGGCATCGACCACCTGCGGCGGGCGCGGCGTGGTCATGTGACCGGCGCCGTCCAGCTCGCGGCCCACGTCTGCGGGCCGACCAGGCCGTCCGCGCCGAGGCCCTTTTCGCGCTGAAACTTGCGGCACACGTCCTCGCTCTGCGGGCCGTAGTGCTGGTCCACGCCGATGGACCAGCCGCGGTTTCGCATCTGTTGCTGCCAGGTGCGCACGTCCGGGTGGGTGGCGTTGTGCCGCTGGCCGAAGTAGTCCACCGACAGCCGCGGCGCCGTGCCGGTGGCCGGTGGCGCCTGGCCGCTGGGCGGTGCAGCTGCGCCGCCTGCGATGGCGATGATGCGGTCCATCGGGAAGCCGTTGCCACAGTCGTGATGGTTGCCGCCCCCGGCGCCGAAGTCGCGGTGCTGGCAGAACCCGTGGCCCGAGCCTTGCGCCTGGCTGGCGCTCAGCGCGGTGCGCGGGATGCCGAACTGCGCGGCCAGCTCCCCGGCCAGCCGCCCGGCCGCGGTGAGCATCGCGCCCTTGGACAGCCAGGTGTCCCGGCTCCACCCGCTGGCCGCGCCGCTTGGTGTGCAGAAGGCGATGGACACCGCGGCGCCGTTGAAGTTGGCTTGCGCCCACGCGCGGTCGCTGGTGCGGACGAAGTTGGCCGCCCAGTTGTCGCCGTGCGACATATCGGCGGCGAAGTGGTAGCTCACTTTCGAGCTCGGATTGGTGAGCCAGTTGCGCAACGACTCCGCGGTCGTGCTGCCCTCGGTGGTGTGGAAGGCGATCACCCGCGGGCCGAGGCCGCCCCCGCTGTAGTGCTGGCTCGGCCACCAGGCCCTTGTCACTGCCATCAGAACGCCACTTCCTCGTCGTCGGGTGGTGCGCCTTCGTGCTCGGGGTCACCGTGCTGGTCGGCCTCGGGCAGCTGGAGCGCGTCGGCCTCGGGTGCCTCCAGCTCGGCGCCCTCGTCGTCGTCGGTGTACGTGTCGCCGGGCTTGATCCTGCGGTGCTTGCCGCGGCCGGGCATGGGCATAGCGGTCACCTGCCTTCCTGGTAGAGCGAGGGGATGCGGTCGGGGTCCACCAGCACAGGCGGCTGGCGGCCGGGTGGCGCGTCGGCGGGGTCGTCCCGCGGGATGATCGCGTTCAGCGTGTGGACGCCGATGCCGCAGCCCGCCGAGGCGATGAATTGCACCTCGCCGCTGAGGAACAGGTAGAAGCGGTTCAGCTGGTGCTGCGCTGCGGCGGGCACGCCAGCGTTGCCTTGGCCGGTGTAGATCCGCGGCTGGCCATTCGGCATGTTGACCCAGCAGTCCGCGGCCATCGGCGGGAAGCTGAAGGTGGCATTGTTCGGCGGCTGCGCGGGGGGCGCGTTCGTAAGGTGCGCGCTGAAATCGACCTGCACCGAGTTGAGGTAGCCGAGCAGCCGGTAGCGGAACCGGGTATTGGGGCCAAGCGTGCCGCCCACGCCCCCGTTTGCGGTGCCGGGGTTCGTCAGCGTGCGCCACGGGCCGATGCCGAGGTCTATGGCGCCTTCGCCGGGTGGCCCCTGGTCGCCTTGCGGGCCTGGCGGCCCTTCGGGGCCGCGCTCGCCTTGCGGGCCTTGGACGAGGCCGGGGCTGGCCCATCCGCCTGGCCAGCCTGGCAGGTAGGTCCACAGTGCGCCGTCCGGGTCGTAGATCAGCGACCAGCCGGGGTCGAGCTGCTGTGCCTCGGCGGGGCGGCCGTCGCCGTCCCACCCGGCCGGGATGAGGCCGGTGGGCGGCAGCTCGGCCGGTGTGCGCAGCTGGCCGAAGCTGCCGACGATGATGGTTGCCGCGCCTGCCTGGCCTTGCGGGCCTTCGGGTCCGCGCGGCCCTTCGGGGCCGGGGTCGCCGCGGTCGCCTTGCTCGCCGCGGTCGCCTTGGTCGCCGCGCGGCCCGGTCGGGCCGGTCGGTCCCTCGTCGCCTGGCGGGCCGGGGGCGCCTTGGATGCCCTGTTCGCCTTGCGGTCCTGGCGGGCCTCCGGGTTCGCCTGGCTCGCCTTGCGGCCCGTCTGGTCCTTGCGGGCCTGGCGGGCCTGGCGGGCCTGGCTGGCTGCCGCTGAAGTCCTGGCCGCGCGGGATCAGCACCATGTCCTCGGTGCTGGCCGCGCCTGGCGGTATCTCGATGGTGCCGAGCATCACGCCGCGCTCGCCGGTACCCGCGGCCAGCACCAGCAGCCGGTACTCCGCGCCCTCGGGGTCGGTGATCACGGCCCACAGCTCGTCGGTGCGGTCCTCGGCGCCGCCTGGCGCCACACCGGCCTCGATGGCCACCTGCGCGGTGAGCACCGCCACCGTGCCGTCGCCGCAGTCGGCTATGGCCAGCCACCCGGCGTCAACGAGCAGCGCCAGGCCCGCGGTGGGGCTCATCGCGCACGGCGTCACGATGCCGGTCTGTCCCGCGGCCAGCGCGGTGATTACCTGCCGGTCGTCCCATGCCGAGTACTTGCCTGCCTGGCCCCAGCGCACCAGCTGCGGCGTGGTCATGACCCGATGTCCTCAACCGTGATCATCTGCGGCGAACCGGCCAAGCCGCTGCCATTGACCCGGTACTGGACGCCGGGGCTGGTGACGTACGTCCACATCCGACCGCAGAACACCCGCTCGAACCGGGTGTCGGTGACCGAGTGGCGGAAGATCCATTCGACCTGTGCCTGCTGGTAGCCGGGGGTCGTCCCGCCCACGTAGGAGAAGTTGAAGGCGGCCTCGCGGGCCAGCGTGGTGGCCCCGACGCCTGCCCCGGCCACGCGGTAGCCGATACCGATCCGCAGCTCCCCGTTTTCCCTGAACCCGCTGGGCGCCGCCACCAGCTGCGCCGAGTTGGTCACGTACCTGACCCGGTACCACTGGCCCGGCTCCATCATCACCGGGTCGGACGGGCATTCGTAGGTCTGCGCGGCATTGAACGAGTTGCCGGTGCGGATGGCGGTGTCGTTGCGGCCGGCATACGACATCAGCCGCCGCTCGACCGCGGCATCCACCGGCCGCAGACTCATGGCGGTGGCCACGTTGGCGTTCTGGGGCACGGTGATCCACACCAGCGGGATGCCGCTGCGGGTAGCGGCCTGCGCCCTGGTCATCACCGACAGCTGGAAGGTGCCTTCGTCGGGGTTCGTGTCGCACCACACCACGTCCTCACGCGGTTGGGTGCCGCTGCCGGGGTTGGCCTGCACCACCAGCTCGTCGCGGCTGCCGACCACGCCGCTGGTGGAGTCCTCGCAGCTGGCCACACCGACCCAGCCGCCGCGGATGATCACGGCCAGCCCGGCCCCGGCCGCCACCACCACCGGCCGCACCAGGCCCACCCGCCCGCCCGTCACAGCTGTGATCACGGCGCGGTCGTCGGAGGCGTCGTAGTTGCCTGCCTGGCCCCAAGCCAGTTTGCCCATCGGCATTGTCACGGGGTCCTCCTAAGCGTGGTGTCAGCCCGCCGCTGTGGAACAGCTGCGAGGTAGCGGTGGCCATCTTGATCAGCCCGCCGTTCAGCGACAGCCGGGTGGCTTGCGGCGGTTGGGTGAAGGAGGCCGACCAGGTGGCGATGCCGGTAGCGGCGTTCACTTCCACCTGCTCCAGCCGCGCGGGGAACTCGACGCCATCGGGGATCAGCGGCGTCACGGCGCGCACGGTCACGGTGTCGCCTGGCCCGTAGCTGGTGAGCGGCGGGTACGCCTCGGGCGGGCTGCCCTGCACCGACTGCGCCCCGATCGAGTTGATGGTGCCCGCGGTTATGGCGCGCTCGCGCAGCGTCGGCAGCAGGATGGTGCCCGGCCAGTCGTCCACGGCGTCCAGCCGCGGCAGGTGCGGGTGGCTTGGCAGCACCGCCACCACCACCGGCCGCGTGTCGTCCTCGCCTGCGTCGGCTGGCAGGTCGCCCACCGCGAAGGTGTGGGTGCGCAGCTGGTCGCTGTCCATCTGGTAGCGGTAATTCAGGATCGCGCCAGGCACCGACACGCCGAGGCCGGCCTGGTCGTTGCCGACCCGCGGGTAGGCGATGTGGAGCACGCACTGCGGGCGGCCACCGGCCGCGGTGCGGTACTCGATCCTGAATTCGGGGCCGTCGAGCACGCCGCACAGGTTGATGAGCAGCTGGCCAAGGCTGCCGCCCTCAAGGAACTCGTACTTGCGGCGGCGGCCCTTGCCCGGCCCCGGCTCGCGGACGATCACCACACCGACCTCGCGCGCTGGCGCGGCCAGCTGCTCCGCGATGAAGGTCTGCTCCACGGTCTGCTCGGGCGGGTTCCCGCCCGGCCCGGCAGCGCTGCCGAACTCCACGAACGGGTGCTGGTCCTGCTGGCGCCGGGTGAGATAGCCCGGCAGCTCGATCAGCGTGAACTGCACGTGCTCGCTGCCGTTCTGGTCGGCCAGGCCGGTGGGCACGCCGCACCAGTAGGGCTCACCCGCGTACATGGCCCACAGCCGCCAGCCCCACAGGTTCAGCATGGTGTCGGTGTCGAGGCCGCACGGCAGGTTGACCGTCACGTTGCCGTGGCCGAAGGCGCCGAGCCGCCTGACGCAGTAGAAGCTCGACACGTCCACGTTGCCGAGCGGCCGGTAGGGCGGCACCATCGTCTCGGCCCAGAAGGTCCACTTGTCGGGCAGCGGCACGTTCGGCTCGCGCGGGTCCAGCGCCAGCGGCAGGCCCACCGGCTGGCCGTTCACACCCATGTGGACCGCCAGGCAAGGAGCACGCTGCCGGTGCCGCCAGCGCGCAGGAACCACCGGGCCGTGCTCCGCGCCGGTACCCACATCGGGCGGCTGCCGGGCAGGATGAAACTGGCGCGCGACAGGCCGCCCTCGGCCTCGGCGGTCAGGCTGGCCGTGGCCACGAGTATCTGCACATTGGTTTCCAGCGCGGCCACCCGGATGCCGCTGGTGCCATCGGTCAGGTTCGACTCGGTGAGGTCGCCGGTATAGAGCACGTGGACCGGCGCCGGGTAATTGCCGTCGTTGCGCAGCGTGGTCTGATTCGAGATGTAGGGCAGCGCGTATTGCCACGGGAATTCGCGCGGGTAGTCGCGGCCGGTGTCGTCGGCGGTCAGGTTGGTCAAGGTGGCGGTCTGCCAGGTGCCTTGGTACAGGGCCGGGTCGGCCGCGCTGAGGGTCAGCTGGTAGCGGAAGCCGCTGGAGCCCAGCGGCCGGTGCCGGTACAGCTCGGTGCCCGCGCGCACGTCGGCGGTGAGCACCCGCTGTAGGTCCCAGTCGCCCACGGCCAGCTGCACCGGCTCGCGGTTGGCCGCGCGCATGGCCAGCTCGTCGCGGAACCGGCCCAGCTCGTCCCGCGGGCCGGTGGCCGCGCCGCTGATGGTGATGCTGCGCGACCGC